CCAAACGGGTTTGACCCAATCTATTACACCATCTACAATCAAGCCTTAAAGGGTATGAATGACTTTAAGATTACTGAAATGTTTTGGTACAGAGACCCAAGATATGCTGGTGACTTAAAACTTCTTAAGGTGAAAGATGTGGTTCACTATATGTTAAATCGTGAAGATTATAAAGATGATGAAATCACAATAGATTACTCACATATTAAGCCGAGAGAAAGAAATTATGAGGAAATCAAGAAACACCTATTGGACGGGTACAAACCCTATTCTTCCTGGTTTGAAGGAATGTCAAAAAAACTCAAGTTCGACAGACGTAAAATTTCACAAGAGTTGGAATGTAATTTCTTGGGTTCAGGGGATAATGTCATCCCGAATGATACGGTAGAAAATATCAAACAAAACTTTATGAGACCACCTGAGAATAAGTTTATGGGTGGTGCTTTATGGCAATGGAAGGAACCTGTTGCTGGTCATAAATACATTATGGGTATTGACGTATCTCGTGGTGATAGTGAAGACTTTACCACTTTTACCATTATTGATTTTGATGAGAGGGAACAGGTGTTGGAGTATTTGGGAAAGGTACCACCCGATGTTGCTGCTGAGATTGCATATAAATGGGCAACCATGTATTCTGCGTTCATTGTTATCGATATCACAGGAGGTATGGGTGTATCTACATCACGTAAACTTCAAGAGATGGGTTATAAAAACCTTTATGTTGATGGTGTGAATGTTGCCGACAAATGGAAATATAATCCTCGTGCTCAAGAAAAAATACCAGGTCTTAACTTTAACAGTAAAAGGGTTCAAATCGTTGCTGCTTTTGAAGAAGCGTTAAGACATAACTTTATTGTTCGTTCATCTCGTTTGGTAAATGAGTTGGGTACATTTGTTTATATAAATGGTAGACCTGACCACCAAAAAGGACAACATGATGACCTTATTATGGCGATGGCAATGGCTATTTATGTTGGAGAAACATCATTTGCTGAACTTGAAAAGGTTACAGAACAGACAAAAGCCATGATGGAAAGTTGGATGGTTAACGAAACACCTGTTAAAAATACATCCAATGATTTTAATCCAGGTGTACCTGTAATGCCAGGAGGGATAAACCAACACAGAATGAATAGAAGTGCTACAAAAGAAGACTACCAAAACCACTCATGGTTATTTGGTAGGTTTTAATTGTTTAGTTTAAATTAAAGTTGGTTAGTATTTATGTATAAAAGATAATGGCACAGAACTACACCATATGGCAAAGACTTAATAAAGTATTTGGTCCCGACTCAACGTTGGACCAACAAGCCCCTGTATTTAAGTTTGACAAGAAAGAGTTATTAAAAACTCCAAACAAACAAGAATACGAAAGAGAAAAACTACAGGCTCAACAGACTTTATATTTAGGTCAACAATGGCAAAAGATTGAAAATAATCTTTATAGTCAGGCTGTATACTATGAACCAACAAGATTGGCATCTTTCTACGATTATGAAAGTATGGAATATACACCTGAGATTTCTGCTGCATTAGACATCTACGCTGAAGAATCAACAACAACAAATGAAGATGGATATATATTACAAATTTATTCTGAAAGTAACAGAATTAAGGCCGTACTTGGAGACTTATTTAACAATAGATTGGACATTGATACTAATCTACCTATGTGGACAAGAAATACTTGTAAGTATGGAGACAATTTTGTCTACTTAAAGTTGGACCCTGAAAAAGGTGTGATGGGTGCACAACAATTACCTAACATTGAGATTACCCGTCAAGAGAGGGGTATGAAGATTAAACCTGAAAGAAATACCACTGAGACTGAAAATGATGCGTTGAAGTTCTTATGGCAAAATAAGGATATGGTATTTAATACGTGGGAGATTGCTCACTTTAGATTATTGGGTGACGACCGTAAGTTACCTTATGGTACTTCAATGTTGGAAAAAGCCAGAAGAATTTGGAAACAACTTATTCTTTCTGAGGATGCGATGTTAATTTACAGAACATCAAGAGCACCTGAAAGAAGAGTATTTAAAGTTTATGTTGGTAATATGGACGACAAAGATGTTGAACCGTATGTACAAAGAGTTGCCAACAAATTCAAACGTGACCAAATTGCTGACCCTCAAAATGGTAATGTGGACTTGCGTTACAACCAAATGGCGGTTGACCAAGACTATTTTATACCTGTTAGAGACCCCAATGCTCCAAACCCTATTGACACCCTACCTGGTGCACAGAACCTCTCTGAGATTGCAGATATTGAATATATCCAAAAGAAATTATTAACAGCACTTCGTGTACCAAAAGCATTCTTAGGTTTTGAAGAGGTTGTTGGTGATGGTAAGAATTTGGCATTACAGGATATTCGTTTTGCTCGTACAATCAACAGAATTCAAAAATCTATGATTCAAGAGTTAAACAAAGTTGCCATTATTCACTTATACCTATTAGGTTTTGAAGATGAATTGAACAACTTTACTTTAGGTCTTACTAACCCATCAACTCAAGCAGACTTATTGAAGGTTGAACAATGGCAAACCAAAATTCAACTTTATAGAGATGCGGTATCTGACCCTGGTAATGGTATTCAACCTGTATCTTCATCATGGGCTAAGAAACATATTCTTGGATTCTCTGATGAGGAAATCAAACTTGATTTACAACAACAACGTATTGAAAAAGCCGTTGGTGCTGAACTTGAAAAAACTGCTGAGGTTATTACCAAAACAGGAATATTTGCAAATATTGACAAATTATACGGTAACAAAACTGCTGAAGGTGGTGCACCTGCTGGTGAAACCACAGAACCTGCAGATACAGGATTCGGTGGTGGAGGTGGATTAGGTGGAGACTTAGGTGGTGACCTCGGAGGAGATTTGGGAGGTGAAGCTGGTGAAACTGGTGGTGATTTAGGAGGTGACCTCGGAGGAGATTTGGGAGGTGGAGACTTAGGTGGAGCGCCTGAAGGTGGTGGAGGTGAAGAAATCACACCTGAAAGTACCAAAGAAAAAGACCTTAATCTTTTGATTGAGGATGACATGATTAAAGGAAAAACCGAGATTGACTTATCAAAAGGAAGAAAATCTTTGGGTGAAATTGAAGACAAATTGAAAACATTACTGGATGACTAATATTTATAATTAAAAAGATTATGAATACATTTGGTCAAATAAAAAGTAATATTGAATCTTTATTGTCTGAATCATATGGTAAACCTTCATTCAAAAACCATATGAAATCTTTCAAAAAGAACATTTTGGAAAACAAAAAACTTGCCGAGGCTTATTATTTATATGATGAGTTATCCAAGAAAAAAGGTATGAACAAAGACATATTGGACGATTATGTCAATGAAAGTTTTGATACCTTAAAGTCTATTTTAAAATCACAAGAATCTAAACTAAAAGAAGTTAACATGTGGGTTAGTGAAAATCTAACTAAGGGTGTTGCGAATTCTTATTCTGATATTGATACGGTGATTTACAATACTTCGGTTAAAAACTTGGAAAAAGTTTTGGAAAGTAAAAATAGAATCAAAAAGACATTAGGTGAATCTGTTAAACCAAAGACAGTTAATGAAACCGTTAATCTTCCACTTAGTACAATGTTAAAAATATCAACAAATACTTTTAACAAAGAATATCAAAACATTTCTGAAGAAGAAAAAAATGAATTAAAACAACTTTTATCTTTGGACAAAAAACAATTGATAGAAGAAATTGAAAAATCAAAATCTGTTGTAATTGAAAAACTAACGACCAAATTAAATGAATCGACAGATGATGAACTTACTGAGAAAGTTAATCAGACAATATCTAAAATTAATGAATCTGAAATTTCTTTGGTTTCATTGTATAAGTTAAGACAATTAGAAACAGGATTATGAGAAAGTTTTTTAACCAAATGTTAACGGGTACCGATGGTAGAGTAAGTTCAAAAAGAGTAATTACATTTGTAGCATTTATTTTATGCGCAATTGCGTTCTTATGTAATATATTTTTAGACATCCCATTAAAAGAATTTGTTTGGGAAGGTATGTTATATCTTGTCGGAGCGGGATTAGGATTTTCGACTTTGGAACACTTTGCTAAAGGAAAACAAAAAGTAGAAGAATACTTAGATTAATAAAAAAAGGTTCAGAATTCTGAACCTTTTTTCTTTTCAACATATTTGGCTTTTTCAATTTGTTTACGTCTTTTCTCTGACTTTTTTACATGATGTTGTCTTTCACGTATATTATCTAATTGTTTTGTTTTAAACACCTTAAACTTATAACGTTTAAGCGCCTTTTCAATGTTTTCGTTTTTTCCTACTTTTATTATTATCATACTGTTGTTTAATATAAATAAATATACTGATTTTATCAATATTTTGACAACGGTTACTTTTATGTTTATAATTGATACAGAAATAAACTTTACGAATATGAAAAACATTTATGAAAAAAGGAAAGACATCTCAATTGAAGGGATACGAGAATGCTAAATGCAGTTATGGGACAGTAGATGCAAAAGAATTAAAATCATTATACATTACCATCCAAAGTTGGGTGGAACCAAAAAAAGAAATGGGAAATTGGAAACGAGTTACGGGTATGATGGAAAGAGATATTAAACATCACCTATTAGAAGTGGTTGACCAATTAACATTTGAAAAACACAATATTGTAGATTTAGATTTAAGAAGTAGTGGAATACAATTAGAGAAAAGAAGTTTTATGAATTTAGAAATAACACTATTCTTAAAAGAACATACGGAGTTCAAATCTATTATACTTCGTGATAAAATAAAAAATATTGTTAACACCATTTATAAGTATCCACTTATGAACTCAAACTATTTTACACTACACAAAACGAAAAAAGAGTCAGTATAATATATTTATCTTAAAAGGATAAATGAAAATAATTCTTACTGAGTCACAGGTACAGAGGTTAATTGAGGCTAATACTCCGTTGGATAACCTTAATAATATGATAGACCCATCTAAATTTTCATATGAATTTGGGTGGAAGGATTCAATTATTATACCACACCAAGTCTTTATGGAAGGTAGTATAGAAGATGAAGACATTACCGTTCACGTAAATATTGGTAAAGTAATATATGAGGGTCAAGACGTAACTCAATTTGCAAACAATTATGTTTTTTGGTCTGGTGAAGGTGAGGACAGTGAACTGGCTTATAAATATAAAATGTCTATCGTAGATAAAATAAACAATTTACTAAGAGTTACACCAATTAAAATAACTGAGTGGGACGTTCATTTAGGAATCTAAGATATTTATAAAATAAAAAGATATGAAAATATTAGGTCCAAACGATACGGGTAAAGGTATATTGATTGAATGGGACGCAGGTTTTATCAATCCAAACGATAGAAGAAACGCCGAAGTTATTAAAGAATCTTACGGACAATTAGACCATTCAAAACCATTTGAATTTTATGCTGTCCTACAAAAATACGACACACCAAACAGAAACGGTCGTATCTACCCTGAAAAAATATTAAGAAGAGAAGCTGAAAAGTATAAAGACATTATTAATAAAGGTTTATCTATATCTGAATTAAATCATCCCGAATCTTCTTTAATTGATTTGGATAGGGTTTCACACTTAATAACTGATATGTGGTGGGAAGATA